TGAGGTAAGGGCGTGAGTTTAAATAAAATACTAGAAGTAGATGACTATTTTAGAGGGTCTAATGGGCTCGAACCTACTGTTCAACTTATAGACTTCAATAGCAAAACTGCTTCTGTTGCGTCTGACTGGGCTACTAGGGTTACTCCCGTAACAGGTAAGACTTATATACTAGTTTTAGCTATGGGCGCTAGTGAGTTTTATGGGCCTAATAGGAACGGAGATGCTTTTGAAGAAAAAGAGTTGAAAGAGCATCACCACACTTTTGAAACCAACGCTCATGTTTTTAAGTCTCACGTCAACAAGGACCCTGCTAAAAGCTTTGGTAAAGTGATTAAAAGTTTTTACAACGATGATATGCATAGGGTAGAGCTAGTCTTAGAGATAGATAATGGTAAAGCTCCAGACATAGTTACTAAGATTAATTCCGGTAACAGTGTAGCCGTATCAATGGGGTGTAAGATTAAGTATGATGTTTGTAGTATATGCGGTAACAAAGCACCTACTCGTGCGCAGTACTGTAAACACCTAAAAAATGAACTCAATAAAATCTACCCAGATGGAAGGGTAGTGGCTGCGTACAACCCTAAGCCTAATTTTTTCGATATATCTATAGTATGGCGGCCGGCAGATAAAACCGGTTATATGCTAAAAAAAGTGGCTAACTCAAGAGAGTTGGGAGCTAGTTCTGCGTGGTTAGCGGAGAAACTAGCCGCTAGAGTAACCTTGTCTAAGTACTTAGACAAGGCTGCTGAGATAGAAAAAATGGTTAGTGGCGTAGGTATCGGTATGACTTCCAACAAGGAAGATAGTAATCCTTCTAGCTACTTGAATAAGCAGTGGCTTAAATCAGTGGTTCCGAAACTTAAAAATTCTTTTATAGAATTGAACGATGAAGATAAAGATTACTTGAGTAAGAAAAACCTACCTAAAGTACTTTCTAGTTTAAGTGATATGGGGATATTTCTAGCTACCCCGGAATTTTTAGACTTGGTATATTTGAAGGCTGTGGGTAAAAAAGCTCCTGAAGGTCTAGCATCAAATCTTATCTCCTTACAATCAGATATATTTAGCATGGTGGCTAAATACCCAGACTTGGCAGAAGATTTGATATACAGTGATATAGCACCCACGGGTTCCGAAGTTATTGATCCTGAGGTTCAAGATAAAGTTGCTAAATATATACCGCTTAGATCCTTAGACGAGGCTTGGTTACTATCTAGACCTACTCAATTTTTAAAAAACTCTAGCGAGAATCTGTGTTCTAGCTCCACCATATTACCAAGAAGCTCTGTTGCTGTGCCAGAATTAGATAAAGTGGCCAGCATTAGTTATGCTGTGTATATATCTACTATACTGGATACTATTGACAACCCTTCATATACTAAGCTAGCTTCTATTAGGTCTCAAGACACAGAAGGGCTTAGAGATAGTAAGTCTCGTCCTTGGACCGCCCTAACAGTATTGGCCTTAAACCATATTTAATTATTGGTTACGGGCTTTATGTTTATTACTATTTATTATGAAATCTAATTACACCCTAATGGAGTACTGAAATGGAATTATCCTCAATTTTAGACGCCCTTTCTAACGATACTGCTACTACTGAAAAGGTAGCTCACGTATCCGAGTCTCACTCTAACAAGCTTGATAGAGCTTTGGAAGAGGCGCTTTCTATGGACAAAACAGCGAGCGTAGCTCAGGCATCTGAACCTTCTGAAGATCTAATAAAGATAGCCCAACGACTAGCGGATGCCGAGCAATTAGCTTTAGTAAAAGAAGCTGAGATGTACGGAGCAGCGGTCTGCGATGGGTTCTTAGCTAGAATGACTGAACATGATGCTAATGGGGTCAAAGTAGCTAGTTTTGGCGGCGCTGTGGACGTGGACGAAGTGTTATTAAAACAAGCTATGGAACTGGGTTACCGAGAGACGACTAACCAGTTACAAGGTCTTGCTAATGAAGCCTTCGCTACTGGCTATCAAAATGTTTCTGAAAAAACTGCTGGCCATACTCAAGCTGAAGAAGAAGCTGCTATGGAAAAAATAGCCTCTGAAGCTATTACAGCAGGTTATCAAGAAGCTAAACAAATGATTAAGGTAGCTGCAGAATCTAGAGCAGAAACAGGATACTCTCACGCAATTAATATCTTATCTAATCTGGGATAACTATAAATGTCTGCTCAAAAACAATACGAACTTTTACTAAGTAAGATATCGGCTACTTCTACTACGGATGGAATAGAGGTTTCTTTAGACTATGCTTCTAATAAGACCGCTTCTACTTCTAGCATTCTTTCCGATATAGCATTAGCTACTGCAGTAGGGGCTCCTTTAGCTTACATGGCGGGCAAGAAATCAGGTAAATCTGATGAAAAAAGAAAGCATCTAAATTACGCTTTAGCTGGCGCGGGCTTAGGAGCTACTGTACCTTACTTGCTAAAAGCACTGAGCAATCCTAGCGAGGCAGGATTAAGTACCGTGGGCTTTAGCGCAGACGATATTCGTTCCCTTAAACTAGAAGATATTGGATAGAGGTAGAAATGGCTACATCAAAATTTGAACAAGCTCTAGCTAACATTATAGAAGAAGCCCATAATGAGCCTATTGAAAAAGTTGCTAGCGTAGATGAGCGGATTGAGGCACTGAATGGCGATGTAGCTAAGTCGCTTACTAAAGTCGCTTCTGTCTTGCGAGAAGTTTCTACTGAGCCTACCTATCAAGACATACTTGATTTTATAGGAGAGTAGAATGGATACTAAAAAAATTAAAGTAGTTGCTCAACAACTTCGTAAATATGCTCAGGATCTCGAAGCCACTAAGCGAGAGAAGACCGCTAACTTGGTTGTTGCAGCCACAGGTCTAGAATTACTTAGACGAAAGTTAGAGGATTAATATTATGAGTAATCACTTTTTAATGAAAGTAGCTGATGTACTTGACGCTATTGCTGAAGAGAAATCTGAATTAGAGCAAGAGCTAAGTACTATTAAAGAAGCTAAGCGTAAAGAGCAACTAACTCCGGTAGTTGAAAAGCTAAGCTTTATTACTGGAGATGATCCAGAAGATCTTCAAAGCAAACTAGCTGGTGTAGACGAATCTGTCTTAACTATGCTTAGTGGCTTGGCTGGAGCTGAAGCTCCTAGCATGGGTGCTTCTGGCACTGTCAAGACTGCTGGTCTAGACGGTAAGGTTAGTTCTTCTAATAGAGCTGATCGTGATTTTGCTAATTGGATTTTAAGTTAAACAAATAATTTATAGGAGAAAAAGCCATGGTTGCTTTAACATCTAAATTTGATATTCTAAGAGGCTGGCCTAATGGGTCTGCTGTACAAGAAGATTTTATTATCGGGGCTTCTGGAAACCAATCCGGATGGACTCACCCACATGCCGCAGGTACCTGGGTAAAACTAGCTAGCACTAATGATGGTACTATGAAAACTGACGACGCTGCTGCTTCTAGTGCGTTTGATACTAAGTGCTATCTTGTTATTGAAGGCGCTGATGACTACTCTTCTAGGTTCTCTCATAGAGTTACCTGCCTTCTCGGCGGTGGATACATGGTTAGAGTACCTCAAAACTACAAAGATGCAGATGGAAACACCGTTGTATGTTTAGCAGCCGCAGCTAGTACTTTTACAGTAGGCGATCAGCTAAAAGTTGTTTCTAACCAGCTTTCAGAGTACGTAGCAACCGTAGGTTTCCCAGCCAGTGGTGAAGTTGCTAATGATGTTAATACTACTGAAATTACTAATAGATCTGGAATTGTTGCTACTGTTATGGCTGTAAATTCTGCAGATAATACTATTGACGTATACGTACACTAATAACTCGCACTAAGGAGAAAACACATGAATACAGAGCGTGAGCGCCTAAGTGCGCAGTTTATTAATCAAAGCTTTGTCCGTAAATTGGACGAAGGACGAGTAAAAGAAGCAGCTGACGAAGGTAGTCGGTTCATTAGATCAAAGCTACGCCAAGAAAGCTTTGCACGAGAAATCTTGCAACCTATTGAGCTTAGCCCAGACGAGATCGATCGTGACGAGCACACAGATCAACCTAAGAAAATCATCGAAAAAGAGCCTGATTCAACAGCTACTTTCGTAACTTTCAAAGGATCTGGACAACGTACTTTCTTCCGTGGACCTCGTTACTCAGTATTCTTCGGAAAAGTTGAATCACAACATTTCATGAAGAGCAAGTTCGAACTTCTTACTTACCAAAACGACATCCGCAAAATCTTAACTGACAACTCAGTTAAAGATATGGCTGACGTAGAAGATCAAAAGTTCATTGAAACTATTGAAGCTGCTTTAGATGATGCAGGATCTACTTTAGATAAACGCTCCAGTGACGGAGCTGCTTCTATTGATGGTGATAATGTAACCTCTTTTGGCGGAGTAGAGTTCTTACCTCTTGCAGATTCAGCAGTAGGTGCAAATCTAACTGGTAATCTAGGAGCAACTCAGTTTACTGGAGAACAACTTCTCAATGGTAACAACTTTGTGGCTAGGGCTGCAGAACGTGATGCTGGAGGAGCTACTGAAATTAGTGGTTCTAAGTTCGATCTTGGAGCACAAGCACCTCTTAGCAAAGAACTTATCGCACAGTTGTTCCAAGCTATGACTGCTAAGAAACTTCCTATCGGTAAAATGCTTATGAGCAAGACTACCTTCATGGAAGCTCTTAAATTTGACTATAACGATGTTGGTAACGACATTGTTTCTCGTCACTATGACAACGGTCTTGAAGGCGAAGATAAGCTCTTTGGTGTACCTGTAATTACTACTATCAAGAATGACATTATTCCTGATAACGTAATCTACTTGTTTGCTCCTGAGAACTACCTCGGTAACTTCTTCCTTCTACAAGACGCTACTCTATTCATTAAGCAAGAAGCTGATATGATTGAGTTCTGGTCTTACTCTTCTCCTGGAATTGGTATTGGTAACACTAAAGGTGTTATTAAACTTTCTGGATTTAAGAGCGTAGGCGCTTAATAGTAGATAGTAATAGTCTCCACCGGTAGGACCTTGGTCTCACCTTAAAAGCCTCGTATACTTTGTTAAGAAGTATTCGAGGTTTTTTATTGGAGAAACTAATGCAAAAAATTAAACTAACTAATGTTAGAGCTGGTGGCAGCTTTAAATTACCTGGTGGCCTGAGACTTAAAAAAGGTCAATCCGTATCCGTACCTACATCAATGCTTACTCATAAAAGTGTTCGACATCAAATGAGCCGTGGCCGCATAGCGGTTACTACTATTGGTGGATCAGTAGAAGTAGTTACCGATAACTTAATAGAAGAAGGCCGTGAGAAACTAGATGATCTTGTAGACATGGCTCTAGATGTAGTAGATCCGTTCTTAGATACCACCGCAGCTAGGGCAGTAGTAGATTCAGTACTTACTAAAGTAGAGGATACTATTGAGAATGCCGTAGATAACGCTATCGATGCTGCAGAAGACGCAGTAGCTGATGTAGTAGAAGATATTACTGAGGCAGTTAGCGACGCTGTAGGTAGCGTGGTAGAAGGCATAGGCGACATGCTTGGTTTTGGGGATGACGAAGAAGATGTAAAAGAAGAAGCGACTAAGCCAAAACGCAGGCGTACTAGAAAGAAAAAATCTGACTCGTAAGGAGCTTTCTTATGGCTAATATACGTATTATCGAAATAGAGCAAAGCGAATTAACCCCGGAACAGTTAGCCATAATTAACGCTGGCGGCGTGGTATTCGACGAAACCTCTCAATGGAAGTACACTAGTAGCACTTCGGACCTAGTGCCTTCTGCCCAATTAGTAGGTAGGGGTGGCATGTGGACTGCTAGTTTTAATACTAGCCTAGATCCTGATGATGCGCCTCCTTTCGTAGAGTGGAAGTATATTGATGCCGAAGATGTAGTGGACCTAGGTATAGCTAGTGAAGCTAGCCGAGCTCCTTTGCGCTCTAGAAACATAGATCTTACTCCCAATCCTTCACAATTCCACCCAGACTCTTTCTGGCAGAGAAACGGTCAAGATATAATACCTAGGAGTTCATAATGGCTACGCCTAATATAGTCCCACAATCGGAAAATGATGGTAACTTAGGAAGGCACAGTTTACGCTGGGCTAGTACTTATACCTATAGAGTTAGCTCCCCCGCTATTAGGGTGGTAAGAGACGCTACTGCTAATGCGGAAGTCTTCACTACTATAGCTACGGATAGCAATGGTGATATTACTATTAATAAAGAGGATGGTAATGGAGCTAAGCCCTTAGCTACTGCTGAGAGTGTTACTACTCTTAGTGGTACCGTCACTACTATAAATAGCTCTTTGCTCACTAGGCCCTCTGTTACTGAGATTACTGGTGCTACTACAGTGGCTAATATCTCAGGTACAGAGCAGCACAGAATTTACTATGCTACAGGCGCTGTCGGGGTAACCTTAACCCTCCCTACCGCTGCAGGTGTCGCTGGTTTTAAAATAACTGCTAAGAGCCTACTTACAAATAATGCTAACCTAACTACCACTCCTCAAGCAGATCAGAGCGTTGATGGGGGTGTTAATGGCGCTAGTATTCTTTTGACTAACAACAATACTCAAATAACTTTGGTATCTACTGGTACTAACTGGATTTCTATTTAGGAGATAAGCTATGGCTTTTATTAAAGGTAAACAAATTAAGGACGCTAGTGTTTTAACTACAAAACTTAGCGGTATTTCTAGTACCCCCGATGCTGGCGATATTCTAGTAACTGGAGCTAGCGGTGTTCTTGCTGCTGTTACAGTAAGCGGCGATGCTACTTTAGCTGCTAATGGTGCTTTGACTATTGCTAGTGGTGCTATCGAAACCGCAATGGTTAATGCTAATGTAATTACTGGTCAGACTGCAGAAGCTACTGTAAATGATGCCGATCTAATTCTTATTTACGATGCCTCTGCTTCCGCGCTCCGTAAGATGACTCGAGCAAACTTCACCGATGGGTTGGGTGGTGGAGGAGGCAGTAGTGCTGCTGATGATATCACAACAGGGGATGCTGCGGTTACTATAGCGACTTCTTCTGGTAATATTACAATCGATGCGCAAGCTAGCGATAGCGATATTATATTTAAAGGAACTGATGGCGGTTCCGACATTACGATGCTGACCTTAGATGGATCTGATGCGGGCGCAGCTTCTTTTAATAGCTCTGTCTCTGTAGGTGGGGCTTTAACTGTAACAGGTAATCTCACAGTAAACGGTACCACTACCACAGTTAATTCTACTACCGTAACTGTAGATGATCCCATCTTTACGTTGGGTGGAGATGCTGCTCCTAGTTCCGATGATAATAAAGACCGTGGTATTGAGTTCCGATGGCATAACGGCACTGCTGCTAAGGCAGGTTTCTTTGGGTTTGATGATAGTACTGGTCGCTTCTCATTTATACCTGATGCTACCAACAGCAGTGAAGTATTCTCAGGTACCTTAGGTGATATTGATATTAACGCTTTGTATATTGGCGGAACATCAATGGTTACTTCGGACGGTGCTGCTAAGGTACAAAGTGGGGTTGCTGGGTATGGTATTGCTTACGATTCAGGGGCGTTAAAATTTGCCCCTAGTGAGCTTGGTGCTACCACTGATTGGTTAAGTACCATGTCTTTTGTTTTAGATGACGATGGTATCGCTAAACGTATGACTAGGAATACTCTAGCAACTAATATAGTAGGCGGGATTGCTTCTGATGGTTTAGAGTCTAATTCAGGTGCATTAAAAATTAAGTTAAATGGGTCTAGCCTTGATTTATCTTCGAGCGGTGTAAGAGCTGGCACTTTCCAAAAAGATGATCTAGGCCAAACTGTATCTTCTAATGTAACTGCTGACAATACCGATACTGGTTTAGACATCACAAACACTCCTAATGCAGACCAAATTGTTCGTGTAGAAGTTAATGGCGTTGCTGTCGAACTAGGCGATGGTGTTAAAACTAAGACCTGCTACTTTAGTGGGGATAGCGGTTCTAATGCTAGAGCTATGGGAGATATTGCTGCAGGAGATTCTCTGTACTGGAATGGATCTAGCGTCTATTCTCTAGAAACAGATGATATCGTAGACTTTATCTATTCGTCTCTATAGTGTTTCTATAGTTAGCTCCTTAAAATTGAAGTAGACTTAGTAGCATACACACGATAGTATACTAACTGCTTAGATTTTAGGGAGCTACAAATGCAGATAAAACCTAAACAATTAAAGGTTACACAGAATAAATTAGTGATAGGTAATTCTAGCAATAATGGTGCAGAATTAGCTTACACTATACCTAGTACTGTAGGCACTAGCGGCCACGTACTCACTAGCAACGGTACTAATGTAGTATTTCAAGCAGTTAGTGGCGGAGGTGGTGGCTCTAGTATTAGCTTTTCTAGAAAATCCGCTAGCTTTTCGGCAGCGGTTAATTACCACTATTCAATAACTACAGCCTCCGGTGCCGTTACTGTTACACTACCTGCCTTATCTGGAGCCAGTGATGGGGATACTATACGAATATTCTTTAGAGTCCGAGGTAGTACAAATAATGTGGTAGTTAGCAGAGCGACTAGCACTAGTGACTTAATAAATGATGAGACTAGTTTCACCTTAGATGTAGAGCATGACTCTATTACTCTTATAGCTAACACTACTGATTCTATATGGGAGCTAATATAATGGCTAAGATAACTCCAAAACTAGAACGACATGTTTATGTATCAGGCACGCTAACCACTTCTTCCGGAGGAACTCCTTTTTACCCTAGGCAGGCTATGCATATTAAATCAGCCAAAGCTACTCTACAAGTAGCTCCTAGTGGTTCTGGTTCTACGGTGGTAAATCTTATAAAGAACGGAGACGCTAGCGATATTGTTTATGCAGCTACTTTCTCTGCAGGTACTACCAGTGTTAGCCTTTCTACAGAAGCCACTGTAACTGCGGATACTAAACTAAGTGTTGATGTATCTTCTGTAGCAGGAGGTTCTGCGGGTACTGATTTAATTTTTTCATTCACCTATCACAATTAAGGATAAACTATAATGCAAGTAACTGTGCCCGGTAGAGGGACTTACACACTAGCTTTAAATGCTGGTAACTTAGAAGTTAGCCTAAATGGTTCTATTATATTTAAGACACTCGGTAATCCTACTAAATTAGGTAATCCCGGCTTTGCCGACCTAAACGAAGCCAACGCTTATTTTCAAACAATCAGTTTATCTCGGACCGTAGTAGAGGAGGAGTAGAAATGGCTCTTTTAAAAACAGTAAAAGCAAAAAGAAGCGGCTCTGCTGATTACGAGCTATCTCATAAAGGTACAGCTGTGGTTATATCTCCTAATGAAGACTTAATATTTATTAAGGATGAGGCTTATGATTATGATACTTTGCTACCTCAGTTTGATAAAAAACTAGCAGGGGGGGTAGATGTTTTTGCAGGGTACAAAGATATCCCAACGGCCACAGCCTTGCTCTATGATAAGCCTGTAGTATTTTGCAGTCAGAATACTAGGTGGGATGAGTCTCCGGGGTCCAACCAAGGTGCTACTTATTTTGCAAGTAATTCTAACTTCTCGTATGATAGAAACTTAGATAAAACAGCTAGGATGAACAATGGGAGTTTGTTGAAATTTTCAGATTCCGGAGGTAATGTTCACTATATAGCAACACATAACCAAGAGTACAATGCAAGTGGTTACTCTACACTAACACTGATACAGGGTTCTGATATTACCAACCCTACTAACTATGTTATTAAAACTGGTATTACCAATCAGCAAGGAGATACAGTCGCTTCTACCAATCATGCTTGGTTATATATACCCATAGGTGTTGATACTACTAATAAATTTATTTATTTAACCAGTGATTGTTTTAGGTCTAGTTATGCGTACCATACCCAATCTACAGATATATTCAAAGTAGCTTATACTACGGTGCCTGTAGACGGCTCCATAACCTTAGGTACACCTACCCATGTTGATTTAAGTGTTTTTGAGGGTAATGGTAGGTTTTTAGATTCACAGCCTAGTTTTCTTGTAAGTATAGCCTCAGGCACAGCTTATTTTCTAACTATCGTAGAGAATGAGTACGACTATTGGGGCACTTCTAATAGTTCTAGTAAACAACCCTCTACCGCTGTTAAATCAGCTCATAAAGGTAGATACCGTTTTACCAGTTATAACCCAGCAACACAGACAGCTACAAGCTTGGCTGATTTAAAAGGTACTGAGGGCTTTGTAGGTAATACGGATAACGCGACAGAAGCAGTGTCTGATCATCTTAGCTTGCAAGCACCTAGCCACTTTGAGACCAGTCCTATAAGCGGCGAGGGTGCTTTTAAGTATGCTTACTCTGCTGGCTTTAATGCCAGTACGGGAGTGATGAGTCTACTTTCCCATAAGTGGAATACCAGTACTAATGCTTATACTGTTTCTGTATGTAGCGTAAGTTTTAGTAGCGGGTCTATGACTGATTATATTACTTATGGACAACAGGATGATCCTAAAAACTTACTAACAACACATAGATGCATCCTTACTAAAAACGGATCTGACTACTATATTAGTGTCTGCTACACTTACGGTAGCCAAGATAACTTGGGTGCAAATACTGCCGCTACCTTAAGAAATTTAGTTACTTTTTCTATATCGAGTACAAACTTTACAAGCTTAACTTATCACTCAAGTACTAGTTTTCCTGCTTTAGCTGTAATAGGTTTAGATTCAGATAATACATCGCTACTTTCTATTGAGGGCTCTGCTATGAAGCAGTGGTCTTTTGCAGGTAGTGGCTTTACCGAGACTGCTTCTGAATCAGGAAGTTTCGTAGCTGGGACTAAGGATTCTGATGGCCGTATATTTGGGGTAGCCTATAATCATAGTGACATGGCAAATGTGAGTGATATTACCGTATATGATGGAGGTACTGCTCATAAACCATTTAATACCCACCTACACGTGGTTTCTAGTAGCCTGGCTAATGCTGCTACGGTCGAATTCGAGGACGCCACTATTACCTATGCCGGTAGTAATCTTTCTAAGAACGTTTTGGTTAATGCCTATAACACAAGTAGTGCTCGGGTAGCTAAAAGTGTTAAACTAGTTATTACTAGTGGTAACGCAGTGTTTACAAGTAACTCTTCTACTACTTCTACAGTTACTACAAGTACTAGTGCGGATACGACTGTAGGTTTAACTATTAGCGGGGCAGGTATGATTACTATAAGCGCCTCATTTACTCTATAAGGAGTTACTATGATACCTAGTTTTGTAGATGTAGTTAACTCTGTTGTAACCGTGTTAGTTGATGATAAATCCTCCAATAAAACTAAACTAGCTGCAAGCCATGCTTATAGTAGGGTTAATCTTACTGTAGCTTCTCCTGACTCTGGTAAAATGTACGTTACACATGCCAGTAAGGTGGTTGCTAATAGTAGCTTTACTAGAGTAGAAGCTGAGGATTATACTAGCACTTCTGCATCTAAGATGGTATTAAGTACAGGTACTGAGTTCAAGCTAATAGTAAATATAGATAACTCTTCTATGAAGATAGCTAAGCAAGACTCAGAGGTTCCTACACCTACTGTATTTAATCCTACTACAACTTGGAGCTAACATGGCTGACAAAGACCCTTTTAACTACAAACGTACCAAAGAACGCAACTTACCTTTTACCAGGGCCTCTAGATGTTTACTTGCAAACAGTAACATTAAGAAAGTTTTAAATACCTCAGGACTAAGGTTCGTAGGGGAAAATTTTCTAGAAGACGCTCTAGCAGAAGAGGGTGAAGAGGGGTACTTGGATGCGGAGAATGTTATTATGGTTCTAGTTAGGGAGATTGCTAAGCTTCATAACAAAGTTACTGAGTTAGAGGTATTACTAAATGGCTAGGAAGCGTATGGACTTTAGAAAGTATACCTTGAACAGAGTTGGGGATACTCAATTTTCTAAAGGTATAAGAAGAGTAGTGTATCTTATGCCTAGTAACTACATTCTTAGTGCTTCTAATCATATAGTTTTTTTAAATAACTATGTGGCTACCTTGCCGGATGCCAGTGACCACTCTGGTAGAGAATTTGTCATACATAATTCAGGAGCCCAAGCTAGTACTTTACTTGGAATTACAGGGGTTACCTTACAGCCTGGAGACACTGCTACTGTAATAAGTGACGGAGCTACTTGGCATCGCTTATATTAGCGAGTTCTCGTTGCAAGTACCAAATTGCTTTTTCAAGATCTTCCTTAGGCGTACCTGCTTTTAACCCGGCCCTACATACGTACTTAACTACGTTTCCTAGGTTGAAGTTTAAACCCCAAGCTTCTATTGCTTCTATTGCTTCCACACCCGAGCTAGCTCGGTAGTGATTGGGGTGGTCTACGTTACTAGGTTCTTCTACTAAATGCATAGTAGCGTCTAGTAAGTTAGTAATCATAGGTCCTGCTCTTAAGGTAGTAGGGATAGATTCTGCTATAATTTGTAGAGCGGCTTTGCCAAAGATATCATCGTTCATAGTTACTCCGGAGAATATTTATGGGTACCCTAGCACATTCCTTAGCCAGAGACACGGGTAATACTGCGTTTGCTTTCCTTACTAGAGAGAGTGATAATGCAGTGTACGATAACACTAATAGTGTTTTTGTAGAAAATCAACAATTACATTTAACTAATGACCAAGACACTAGATCGCACTTTAGAATAAGCTACACTGAGATTAAAACGGGGCTGTACCGCTTAGAAATAGATGTGACTAATTTTTTAGACGGTAATTATACTGTTCAAAGCAGATTTTTAGACTCTAATATAGAGTCCTTGCCTATAGACGTGGTTAGTCTAGTTATATCGGGAGGAGAAGTGCAGGACGGGGCTATCAATATAGAAGCTACACTTCCAGCAGGTCTAAATATATTTGCTTATATAAAAGATGCTTTTACAGGTACCTACTTAAAAAGTGATATGAGTGGCTTTTCTGTTTTCTACCCTTTAGATGCTTTAGCAGCTGTTAGAGCTAACTTTAGGCATAGCTTTACAGGAAGTAGTACGCAGTATCTCTTGAATAAGAGTTTAGCTACTATAGAAGATACCGTATTAGAAGTTTCTGTATACAATCTAAAAGAGGGTGTGGAGTATAAAGCAGGTTCTCCTGTTAGGGTGCATGTTTCTAACAATAAGCAGCAGAGGGGCGTCCTGTTCACTACTGTACTGGTAGACCACAACACCCCCTCGCCAGATAATCTTCAGTACTTAGCAGGTAATGGTGCTTTTATAGAAGGTGCTGATGTATATATATTTAAGCAATCTGAGTATACTTCTGGCGTCTATGATAACGCTGTAGGTAGAACAAAAACCGACTCTTATGGTAGGTGGGTGGACTCTCTACCTGTAGAGGCAGGCAATACTTACGTAGTAGTTTTATTTAAACCATATGCTTATGGACCTGATAACACACAAATACAACTTTAGGGAGGCCTCATGGCTATTCAAGGTACCGCTGTAAATATTAATGATGAATACTCTGCTTGGGTTATTAAACCGGATGATGTTCGAGAGTTTATGCGAGATTTCCCAGATAACAACATATTATTAGATGGGGTGGAGTTTTCAGACCCAGATATAAAGAGGGCTATTACATTTACGCTTTCTATGGGTAACGTTACTGCTCGCCCTACTAATTACACTATTACGAATTTTCCAAATGCCTACACACTTCTTATGGGGGTATGTAGCTTCCTTCTCAAATCTGAAGGCTTACGGCAACTTAGAAACGAAGCTATGTATCAAGATGGTAATATACAGCCTGTAGGTATTGATAATAAGCAGCAGGCTTATGCAGCCTTAGCTGCCCAATACCAGCAAGAGTTTATACAAATGCTTACCGCCATTAAAATACAGGATAATTTAAATTCTTTTGGTCAAATGGGCTCTCCTGTAGGGCAAAGTAGATACATAAGATGATTATCGCTACTATACAGAAAGTTCTACCCGTATACCCTGAGTATATGCATGTACAGTGGACTATCTCCGATCCTAATTCTCAATCTGGTAAGGTAGATTTGCTTAGAGCGGGATCTCCCGAAGGACCTTTTGAAGTGGTCGCAGAAGGCCTTCCTACAGATACGTTCTTTTATCAGGACTATGAGCTAGCTAAGTTTGGTCTTAGTCAAAACTTTTGGTACAGGTTACGAGTTACCTCTAAAGTAAAACCTGATGAGGTAGTTCTTAGTGACCCAAGAACTGTAGAGTTTAATGCTCAGCCTCATAGATATAGAGTTGTTAGGAAAGCTAGGCGGGACTTATATATAACACTAAGCAAACTGAACGGTAGCATCTATGTTTTACTTAAAAGAAAACGGTTTGGGCCTAGATGTAGTACTTGTTATAATGAGTTTACCCAAGACGTAGTACTCAGTAATTGTGGGGAGTGTTATGCTACTGGGTACGAAGGTGGCTACCATGACCCTGTTAGTATTTGGGGTAAGTTAGACCCTACTCTCATACGTCAACAGTTTGGTACACAAGGTATTAGCGAATCCTCTATGTTAGGATTTGTAACTCTGGATTACCCCCTAATAGATCTAGAAGATATACTTGTGGAGCAACAAACTAATAGACGGTTCTTAGTAAAACAGAAAATACAGACACAGTCTAGTGGCATTCCTGTACACCAAGACTTGCAAGTCTCGGAGCTTGCTAGGACAGCTGTGGAGTATTCTATCCCTGTGAGGTTAACAGATGGCGCAGTACGAAAATACTAATAAGTATGTAGGTGAAAAATTTACTCTTGATATCATAGGTGCTTTTGTTTACGTAGTGAGGGACAGGTTTACTAATCAAAGGTTTAAAGAGTTTCCATGGAAATACTCAGAGGATTCTAATAAGACCAGGGTATTCATAGAAGCTGGCTCTGTAGATTCTTATGAGCAAAAAGATGCTCGTCCGGGAATATACCTAGATAGGTCTAGCATGGTGTTCTCTAAGTTGGCCATTAACAACATGGCTAACTACGATGTTACTACTGGTGTAAAAGACTTTTATTGTCTAGGAGGTGGTCAGATATCCATAGACTGTATCTCACAAAATAGAGGAGAGTCTACGACATTGGCAGATATAGTGGCTAGCCATGTATTAATGAGTGAGGATGTCTTTAGATCTGTACTGAGTTTTAGAGACATGAGTCCTGTTACTTTAGGAGCTACTCAACCTTGGGAAAAGGATGATAGAACTTTTATAACTAGGGTTACTACTGAGTTTACTTATGACTTATCTTGGAAAATAGACCCTCTGGCTGTAAGATTAGAAAGAATATTTACTTCTGTAAAAACATAGCCTACTTGTTAAAAACAGCCAGTCTAAGCATAATTCTTATATACATCTATGTTTATAATTTAGGAGAATGACAATGCCTAGGCCATTGGTAGAAGTGCGTCAGTCCGTACTTAATCCTGTTGTAACCATAAACGATCCTCAGCAACAGGTTTGTTTAGTCGGTTTACACGTTAAGGATGTTGAAAACAAAATTTTAAAATCTGTAGATCGCATAGCTGATGTGCCTGCAGGTAATTCCCTATATATAACTGCCCAGTTCGCAGACCATCAGGCAGTGTCGGTCAGTGAGCCTGGAACAGTTATAAATCAGGATATTGATCTAGGAGATGATGCTTATGATATTGAAGGTGATTTAGAAGTCATCTTTAAAAAAGTTGTGGTAGCTGAGGCCGAACTTACTGCAGGATATTCTAACGCAGTTGATGCTACTTTTGTATCAGGTAGCATACTTTTGGCGGACCCCGACCTTCTAGATGCGTATGCAGATAGAGATCTAAGTAAGATGAGTATCGCTTTACAGCCCGCATCCACTCATTTTAATAAATTGGTGGCCTCCACAAACTCCAGCGTAGATTTTTCCACAGGAATCCTAGGTACAGGAAACTCTGCCGAAGTTAATGAATTCTTGCGAGATCTAGCTCCCGGAGGCTCGGTATTTCTGTATGACACTGTTAATACTGCTTTCAGGACTTTTAAGGTTATTAGAAAAACTGCGAGCGCTATTTACCTAAGAGGCATTGATGCAGTTTCTCGAGCTATGTTGGTGGAAAACTCTTCAAGCTTTAGTGTCTATTCGACTGCTGCTCTGGCTGATATTATTCCTGGCGTATCCTTTGATTTAAATTACCCAGAGGTTTTTGAAGCCGCTATTACAGGGTTTTCTGCAGAGGGGAGTGACCCTTATGCTCGGGTAGAATTCGATGCCGAACCTAATTTCGCAGTGGATGTAGGGGATAAGGCCAGTGCTAAAGGAGCCTTGCTCCATACCATCGAAGACGCTGATGCTCCAGTAAGTAAAACTACGGATGCAGCGGACGCGCTTGTTGTTACCTTGACAGCCACAGGTGCCGAATTCACTATTCATAGAGACAAATTTGTAGCTACGCCCAGCTACTCAGGAGCTGCAGCAAAGAAAATTGTTAGAGCAGATTTAGTCACTAGTTATAGTGTTGCAAATACAACATACTCTACAGGTGCTGTTTCTGTAAACGCTAACACCAGGAGCTCTGTTCTTGGGGCTTCTTCTAGTACTAACCCTCTTAGCCTTGCTGCTGAGCTAGCTTTGTTAAACTCGGGTGATAGCTCTATTTCTGTCTTAGGATTGGACCTAAGTCCTGAAGAAGGTGCGACTACTCCTAGGTCTTTAAAAGCTGCTTTTACCCAAGCCCTAAGTATTCTTAATCGTAATTCTAATATTTACGCTATGGTACCCTTAACACAAGATCTCAGCATTGCTAAACAATTTGCTAATGCGGCGGATAGTTTAAGCCTACCTGCTAAAGGTAAGTTTAGAATATGCTTAGGTACTAGCCCAGGAGCTCCTAGTGTTGAATACCTTATTGGAAGTGCTACAACACCCAGTACTTCCGGTTCTTATACCCACAATACTACTTCTATCATTGATACTGTTAATTCTTTTAAACGAAGTGGATCTGCAGTTTTGATAGGGGATACTATTACATTAACAGAGGCAAGCACAGTCTATACAGGAGCAGTATCCGGAGTAACTAGTTCTAAGCTAACCATTACTTGGGATACTAATAGTGCTCCTACAGGGGATATCGCTGCAGTAGACGCCTACACCGTAACAAGAAGCTTGCTTGCGTCTACTAAGATTGATAGGCAAATAGAGTTACTTAGCGCAGACTCTGCAGGAGTAGCTTCTAAACGGTTATTTATCACTTTCCCTGGAAAATGTACTGTAACAGCTACTACCGCTGAGGGAGGGGTATCTCTGGCGGGGGCTCCTGGGTACTACCTAACGGCAGCATTCTCAGGACTACTGGCTAGAGTAGAGATTCATAGGCCTAAAAACTTTATAGGTCTGCAAGGGGTTACTAACCTCGCTAATTGGAATCGTTTTACAGATAGCCAACTAGATCAGATTTCTGATGCAGGATATTTAGTGTTCCAACAGAATACTAGTAGCTCGTCTCCTTTCTGTATTCACCAAGTAAATACTTTCCATGGGACTCAAGCCGGCACACAAGAATTCACAGAGTTGTCTGTGCTAGCTAATTTTGACTTTGTATCTAGGTACTTTAAAGATATTGTTAATCCTTTCGCAGGCACTGTTAATATTGTTCAAAGTACTTTAGGTATTATTAAAGCCAGCCTAGATTCTGGTATAGCTAATCTACGTTCTAGAAGAGTATCTACTATCGGAGCTCCTCTCATAAGCGGGACTGTAGATTTTGTAAAACAATCTGCCAGTGATGATGGTACAGTAGAAACTCAAATTACTGTGTCCCTTCCTAAGGTTTTAAATAAGATTACCATAGACGTAGTCTCTAGCTAAGGAGTTGAACAATGGCGTTAAATAAAGTAACAAGTATAAGTCAATGGAACCCTCAAGGAAGTTGCATTGAAAGATTTATGGATAATGCTGCCTACACTAGTGCACATCCCGACGATACGCTAGTATTGGTAGGGCCTGCTAGGTATTCCAGCGTTAATGATAATGGCGGAGGCACCGATAAATTAACTGCAATCGGTATGATGCAGCAAATGTCTGTGGCACAACAAAGAGCAGTGCAGCCGGTGCAAGCTATCGGGTCAGGTAGAAGTTACTTCTTAGCAGGTAAACCTAACGTGCAACTTAATATCGGACGTCTCTTTGCTAAAGGCCCCAATCTAAATAGGGCTCTGTACAAAAATCTAATTAATGATGAGAACGTGACAAAGTTTAATCCCGAAGAACCGGCTTCTTCTCAAGCCTATACTGATGGGGTATTTAATTTAGATTCGGAACTGTTCTTGATACCTTTTGGACTATGCGTCTTATTTAGAGATAAATCGGGAGGTAATTTAGGTAGTTTTTACGTCGAATCCTGCATGATTCAGAGCTACAATATAGGTATAGCCTCCGGACAAAATGTAGTTATGGAGAATGTTACTGGACTAGCTGACAGGATTCTACCTATTGATATTACGGCGGCTACTGATGCCACTGCTAACTTCTTTAGAACTGAGTCGGGTGGAAATACCGTGACTTCTTCTGAAGGAGATTACACCGACTTTGGTACAGGTACCTTGCGTTAATATATTGCAAACTAGGCAGGAGAGCAGTACACTCTTACAACTAATATAAGGAGGTGTTCTCTTGCCTATACAACAATCTTTTAACATACAGCACGGGGTAGTAGTTACCTCTAGCCCCAACACCTATACATGCGAAGTCAGAGAAGACTCTGCTATAGGCTCTTCTAAAGATACAATAACGTGCAACATACTACAGTCTGTATACTCTTCCAAAGAAGATTCTATTGGGTTTTTCTTGCCAGAGGCGGAGACTAAAGTTCTGTTTATATCTACAGTATCTGGGCACGGTACTATACTTGGGTACCTACCAGAAACATCCGCAGAAAGACTGCCTCCTTCCAGTTTAGATCCTATAGCTAATCAAGATGTAGCTAATTATAAAGGTAACTTAGATAGCGACATATTGCCGGGCGATCTTATAACTAGGATAGGATCAAGCTCTGTTCTTCTTACAGACTCTAGTTACTCGGCTAAATCAGGTACTGCTGAGATTGTTCTAGATAATCAATACGGCAACTCTTGTATTAGAAGTTCTGCTAATACCGTAAAGCACGATAATTCCTTGTTTTCCTTTATGGTTTCTGACCCAGGAGGTTCTAGCTCTCCTAGAATGGATATGGATTTTTTCTTAGGAAATAAATCTAATAGAGGATCTTACAAAACTAGTTACAAAGAGAGCTCTACTCCTACCATGAGTATAACCTCTTCTGTAGATAAACCTCTAGAGCTGAAAATGCCTAAGTCCAGTATAAGTATAGATAGTATGGGCCGGTTAGTTCTAGAAGGTAAAAGTGTTACTATAAAGAGTGATGGTAAGGTGCAATCTTGGGGAGAAGGTGAAGAGGAAACCTTGCATAGGGTACTATCTACAGATATCCACTTAGAGTCTACTCGCAATGTGTCTATAAAAGCTGATTATGGGACCCTAGATTTACACGGGAATCAAGCTAAGTTAAAAGGGGATTCTGGCGTTAGTATCGATGGTGCTAAGGTAAGTATTATCTCTAATGATACACGAGAGAATGCTCTGCCAGGGATAGACCAGACACTGCTACTTAACGCAGCTCGAGGAGGTATAGAGATAAAATCCGGATTAAAAATACCTAATGATAGCAGTATAACAAAACCGGGTATAGCACTGGAGTCGGAGGCGGGAGGTGATATACACATAAAAACTAACCCTAATGTAGGGTCGGGGTTTTCTACGGGATCTATAGTTTTAGATGCTTCGCTACCTCTTAGTGTGAGTGGTTCAGGGGGTGTAGGGAGTTATGGTATTGTACTAAACTCCCCTAATGTAATACTTGGTGGTTATGCTGGCGTTCCCGACACTCCTAAAGGCGTTATTAGTCCTTTCGCCCCTCCAGTACCTCCTATAGTAGATGGTCCTTTAAAACACTTTTCACAGATGACCATACATTATCCCGCGCTACTAGCAGCCGGTAATAAAGGGCTTACTGCGGCTTTTCCTATAACGTCTTTTATATCAGTACCTATTTTTACAGGTATAATGGCTACTGCTTTAGCTCTAATGGCGGCTCCTACAATAGGTAGGCCTACTTCAGTACATTTAGGAGGTATATAATGAATAAGTCAGAATTAAAAAAATCTTTACAAGAACTTCAAAAAGCCCTGGATAAGCTAGGTAAGATGAAGATAGCCGAAGCTCAAAAAGAGATCAGTACTTATGTAGAAGCTCTTAATAAGAAGGATCGAGGATCATAAAGTATGCCTGCCACTACCTTTACACCTATAAAAAAGCATTTAGGCGAGTTTATAAAAGCCACCTCAGATGTTAACAATACTTTGCTAGGGTTCTCTAATGATTACAGTACTGTGTATTCTGCAGGTTCTGGGGTAGTTAAGCCGCAGCTTGAAGATTCTTACTACTGGAACGCCGCCAACCTATTTACAGGTGTTAATGCCGAAAGTTTCGAAGAGCTCACTAGCATACGAGATGCTTTAAAGGTTTTTAACGTAGTACTAGGCGGCGCTATAGAGGTATTACAGATAGTGATATCCCTATCCACTGATTTAGTTAAAGGGCCTACTCAACTTATTCTGCAATCCATAGCCAGCTTGATAGATAAATTAATAGCCTTATTTAACCCTTCTATAAATTTATCGGCACTCTACATTCCTCCTATGTTTGGTAAAGTCACAGAAGATTTAAAAACCTATAGTAATAGTACTGCGCAAGAAAAAGCCTACGTTAGTAGCATTACAGCTAAAAATACCTTGATAGATAGTTTGACTAGAACTACTGCTTTTTTACCTACTTCTTTAAGAAGTAACATAGATTCCTTAATAGCAAATAATTCACCTTCTTTTGGAAGTGCCTACTTGCTATCTACTCTACGTAAAAAGGTACGTGATAAAGAAGATAGCAATAGACCAGAACTCAGTGCTAATAGCTTTTGGTGTGGGTTTGGTGTGTTTATAGGTAGCCCTTTGCCTCATACTGTTCTAGAAAGTTGGAATTCTTTTAACAGCTTACTAAAACCAGGTACTACCTTACTGTTACCTCCTCCTGAGAACTTCCCCCCTACGCCTACTATACAAGCGCATAAGGTTAGTGAGTTATCGGGTAGGCTATCTAGCACTCCGGATAGCATTTCGCTAAGCCCCGTACAAAGATCTATAGTATGTAGGCCTTTAGTTCCTACCGACTACTCGTCCCCTACTACTACCTTCACTTTTACAGCTCGCTTAATCTATTTTAGTATACGTAGTGAGCTAACCTCGGATAAAGCTATTCCTTTAGCTAGCGATTTAGCCAAGGATGTAAACACTTTCTTACATAGTTCCGGAGGAGTAGCTAATGAGCTTAATGTAGAGACTAGGAATACAAATACTAATTTTATGTTATTTTCTAGAAGTGTGCCGAGTACTACTAGAGTAGTTAATTTAATTAAAAAACTAGACACCTCTGTAGTAGAGCTTGAAGCTCTCACTTACTCTATTCCAGTGTATAAAGCGTTCCTAGCTGTAGACGTATACTCAGTTACCGCTAACCAAACTACCTTACATTATCCCATGCTATCTGGACCAATGGTGACTAAGGTTCTTCCTGCTAATTCGGGAGGTAGTTTTGATATTAGCTACACCTCAAGCAATCCCCTATTAAATCCCGGAGGGGGCTTATTTCCTAGCTGGTACTCCGCAGGGTTTGCAATAAACATACTGCCCAATGCGTTATCTGAAGTGGTAAATTTTTTAGATCTTTTTAAAACCTATATAGATGCTTTCTCTGATAGCGTTTTAGATTTTTTAACTAACTTACTTAATGGCTTAAAAGATTTTCTAAATATGGTTCAGGATCTTATAGCGCAGATTGACTCTTTTATTAAGTTACTAGATAGTTTAACTAGTATATCTACAAGCATTGGTGCTTCCGTTATGGCGTTTTCAGGAGAAGGAGGTACCTCTCCTTTTCTAAATATGTTTGAAGAGTATCTCAGCACAGAAGAAACTAAGCCTACTAGCTTATCAGAAGTACTTACTGAGTACCCACAAAGAGAAACAGTGGATGTAACCTTAGACGGTTTAGTTAAGGTGGCTAAAGAGTCTCCTTCTTCTGTAGAGACTGTAGTAGGTAACTATAAGGACTACTTATCTAAGCTAAAAGATGAGACTACTAATAACTATGCTACCAGTTCTAACATAGTCCCTAAAAGACGTAGTGGGACTTTTGGAACATATTCCGGAGCAAAAAGCCCTATGTTTACAGATAATGACACTACTTGTGGTATTATCCTAGTAGCTACTAGTAGGACTTTGGACGAGCTTAATAATATAAAGAAGTTACTAGATCTGTTATTTGAAGAAGAAGATACTCCTAGAGTAGAACCCCTATCAGAGGCTTTAGCTAAGGTTGGAAATCTTTCAGTAGACTTACCTAATTTAGTACCTCAAGAGCTACTGTTAACAGAAGAGGCGCCTATCCCCTTATTTAGTTCTAATATGTCTTTGACTACTAATACAGAAAAAAGTCCTTTTGATTTTTGTCCCTGACATCGGTATCTGAAGCCTCTAAACTTTTTGATAAAAAGTAAAAAGTTTTTGCGTAGTCCATAACGGTACCTAGATCTACTACATAGTGATCTCTATCTTTACGTAATAAGTCTATAGCTAGGTTAGTACATAGCTTTCTTAACTCAATATCCATATCCATACAACCTCCATGATAAGCAGTACCTGAGGGTTAGCTGAAGACCTGCGCTCTATTTTTCTAAAGATTTAAGAGATTCTTGGAGTTCCTTTCGGAATACCCATACTCCCCCATAACCATAAGATAAAAATCCTAAAGTTACAATACTGATTAGGGATCTAATCAGTATACTTCCTAGAGAAGCGTTAGGTAGCATACTATTACGTAAACTAAAGGAGTGCAAGTCCCATCCTTGGGAGTTTAGTTTGTCCACGTGGTTTTGTGTATCTTTTTCGTAATCATCAAAGATCCTCCACCAGTATGACCATCCACTATTAGTAGTAACTTTGTAGATGTATTTAGGCTGCGCCATTTTAGTATCCTTTTTATTGAATTCTATGGGCCCTCTGGGACTTGAACCCAGGACCGCCCGGTTATGAGCCGGGTGCTCTAACCACTGAGCTAAAGGCCCGAATTTGCTAGCAATATTTTAGCTTCTTTAGATATACTTACTGTATCCTTAGAAGACATACTTAGGACTTGTTGCCTGTGTCGGTCTACCGGAGAAATATACTTAACTCTATGTACATCCCTCATATCATAGTATTTAGATACTGCCTCTGGTAGAGAAGTCATTTATTAAAATCCGACGTCAAGACTCTTTCGAGCCTGTGCGTCCAAGTACTCTTTAGTCGCATCACACACAAAAGATAATGATGTCATTTTAGCACTAGCGCTAAGTACTAGCCGTACTCCGTCATCGCCCTCATTCCATGTGACTTTGATTCCGCCATTATCGTCTGCTGATGAATCATCGGCCTTTCGGCCGTATTTAGCGTTGATTTTCTTAGCTAACGCTAGCGCAGCACTTTGCCATCCCCCTGCCCGAGACAAGAAGGAGTCACTGTACATCCAGATCATTGCGTACGTTACATTGTCTTTCGATAAGGCACCGAACCCGGCGAAGGTGCGGTCGTGCCGCCCCTCTTTCATTTCTGCAGTTAAAAGTACTTGGCCAGATCCCTGTTGGATCTCTTTAATCTTTCCTTTTTTGGCCCACTTCTTTTTCATCCCGCGCTTATTCTGGTTAACGCTCTTACCGATAACCGCTCCGTGCGGTAATGGTTTAAGTTTAAAATTACTGCAGTCAGGGATCTTAGCCCAAGAAAAAGCAGGTGTTAAGGCCAGTAGTAATAGTAATGTGTATATAGAAGATTTCATCTTTGCTCCTCATGCATAGGTTAGTAAACCCCGAACACTTACGGGTGCACCAACTCGCAGATGGAGGGGCATCTACGGATTGAACTGCAAGTGTTCGGGAGCGTGATAATTTCACACTCTTTTATAGAAAGCAACCCCCTCTCACCGAATACACACAAAAAAAAACAGAGACACCCGAAGATGCCTCTGCTTAAGTAATACTTCTTTTTCTCTTTCTATCACAAAAGAGAGTACATCTGGTAGGATTTGAACCTACGACCAATGGCTTAGAAGGCCACTGCTCTTCCACTGAGCTACAGATGCGGGTTAAACCTTATTTACCTTTAGGGGTATTTCCACGACCACCACCTGAAGAGTTGCCGGTAGAAGAAGGATAGTTTGGATTACTCATAGTAAATCTCCTGTTCTATTCTGTTTAGCTCTCAAGTGTAGTGAGGGTCTTAGGTCTGAGAGATTAACCCACCGCATTATTTTGTTACTTAGTATTCTACGCTTCGGGCTTTTACGAGAACACTGTCTTCCTAGGAAGCGGTATTATTTACACTCAACAGGGCTCGAACCTGCGACACCCACTTTAGGAAAGTGGTGCTCTTCCGACTGAGCTATAAGTGCTTGCTCATATCTAACATAGATACTATAATATAAGTATACCGTCAATACTTAATACAGGTGCTTTATATGAATTCTACTACAGATATCGAAGCTATGGTAAAGCAGGCCAATATACTTAAAAGGTTAGCGGCTACTGCTACGGGAGGCTTAAAAGGAGCAGGTAAAGGTGCTCTATTAGGGGGAGCTCTTGCTATACCTATTGCTTTGGCTACCGGTATGGGTTTGCCCGCTGCTTTAGGCGCTGGAGGTGCTGGTATGTTTTCTGGAGCTAAAGCTACGGGGGGCTTTATGGGAACTACTTCGGCGTTACGCAACTTATTTAGTAGAGCACCTAAAAATTTAGCTGCATCAACTACTAAGAATATTACTCAAAATCTAGCAAAGAAAGTCCCTGCCCACTTAGCGATACCTAGAGGTTTACCTCTTATTGCGGGTGCTGGTTTGGGGTATGCTTTAAGCGATGATGACAATAAATTTCTAGGTTCTAGCCTAGGAGCTATTGCTGGATTAGCCGCTAGGCCCGCTTTAGTTAAAGCGTTAGAGCGAAGAGCCGCAAGAGGTTAAACTATGAAGTCCATTTTAGATAGTTTAAGAAAAGGTTTTAGGTCTCAAAAAGCCAAGAGCTTAGCAGGTCTAAGTTTAGACTCGGGTCTTTCACTGGCCCAAGCTAAATATCTAGATGGGTTTTTTACCAATTTAAGTAAACCTTCTGGTCCTAAGTCAGATCTAGTAAGTAAATTTACTTACGCTAAGAACGTTTTACCCAACACTTTAAAAGGTGGTAAGCAGGACGCAGCAACTATAGCGGCCGGTTTAGCTAGTTACGGCTTATTTAATTCTACTCCACTAAGGTACGGAGGTGCCGCAAGTAAGCCTTTTCTTACTTCTATTCTTAATATGGGTAAGGCCATAGATCCTGTGTTAGGAAGTACGTCGTTAGCTAATAATCCTAGATTATTACAAGGCGTTTCTGCCTTGCATAAGCCGGGAGCCGCACTACTAACCGCACCTATGTCTTGGACTGCTAAAGGGTTGGATTCGGCATTAGGTACTAAGCTAGTTGCTTTAATGCAAGCTAATCCAAAAACAGCCTTACTCCTTGCAGGAGGTACGGGGGCGTTAGCAATACCTAGACTTCTTCGTGGTGCCTCCAAAGGGTTTTCTAATATGGCCACCTCTAGACGAATCAAACAACTACAAAAAGGTATTGCCCCTAAAAAATATAAAGGCATTGCCCAACAATACGGTTTAAAATAAGGAGATCGTTACATGCAAAAAGTAGCTAATTTTATTAATTTTTTTAGTGCCTTAGGAGCTCAAGCAGCTTTAGATGGTAATCAACCACATATTAAAACTGCTTTTCTTAAAAGACTTATACCCAAATCTAGAGGCGGTAGAGTAGCTTTGGGACTAGGTGCTTTAGGAGCAGGTGTCGCAGGTATGCGGGCTTCCAGAGAAGAGCCTTCTACTTTAGATAATATGCTAGATGGTGGTAAAGAGATGCTAAGTGACATGAGTCCTGAAGAAATTATGGGTTACATAAACCTAGCCAGATCTATGCAAGATCCTCAAGCTGCTATGATGGGTTACTCAGCACCTGGAGCTATGGACTATGCTATGCCTATGGATCCGCAAGAATCTATGGGGTACAGCGCTGATATGAGTCCTGAAGAATATAATCAGTACTTAGATTACTATGGCTCTCAAGGCTAAGCTAATTACAGCTAGCAACATTACACTTTGTAATTTTTTAATATCATCATCAGTCATCTTCTTGTAGTACCTGTAAGATGTAAGGATTCGTGTGTACGCATTGCGTTCCTAACCTCATTCAAGGTAGTGCTCATGTTTTCTAAGGTGACCTGAATCTTACCTAACATTGCAGCATTTTTACTAACTAATCCTTTAACCTTAGATAATTCGTCTTCTTGCTTAGCGACTTTTTCTTGAAGTATTTTTATGCTCTGAGCTTGTATAGCACGTTCTACTTCTAGAGTGTTTAACCAAAATAAGGTGGGTATTATCATCATACTTAAAATCTTGGCTACCCATTCTAAGGCTATTGTAAGATTAGAGTTCATAAGGTATTGTCTCCGTACACGTTTTTATAGGCGGTAAGATATGTTTATAACAAAACAATTAATGGATTGCACTTGGTACCTAAAAAAAGAACTTGGGCTAAACCATAAATGGGCTTTCTCAAGTGCTTTTGAGCTTAGCGCTATGTCTAAGCCATTTACTTTAATTATACACACTCCAGAGTCACCTTTTAAACCTTGGAGTAAATATAATGTAAAAAATGTATGTGCTTACTTTATACACCTATCCAGAGATGCGGAGGGTGTTCTAGCGGAGTCGTTGGTTAACGCAGTTCTTAAACTCAGAAAACTAGAACGTGAGTGTACGCGGATTGATCTAAGTAGCTTAGCTAACATTAGAGGCGGAGAATTAGTTTACTATGTACTAAGCTACTATGCTACTAGTCAAGATTGTGTTGACTATGCTTCTGACATGGATTCCTACAATACTTACTCACACTTACCTAGTTGGGGCTTGCCTCCTATATAAACTCTGGTAGCTAAAGAAAAAGGTTAAGAAAGAAGGATAGAGAAATAGAGAAATAGAGTATTATCCTAAGATGAATACTTCTTTCTCTGTATTGTTTCTTAAGGTGATCGCAACGCAACCACCTCTCTTTTTGGAGCCTTTGACTATTATGAAATCTTCGCCGGTTTTTCGAAACTCCTTTAAGGAATAGGCCATGCTAATATTAGTAATAGTATGTTCCTTAAAGGTGTCATCCTTCTTGATAAAAGAAGTGATATCTTCTACCGTCAAAGGACCCTTCTTCTTTTTGCCCTTCAATCGATCCTTGAATCGTTGAAGGTCTTCTTTTTCCTGGTCGGACAGGGTTGGAGCAGGTTTCAAAGGTGGGGGAGGAGGCTCCGATTTCTCAGGAGTCTCTACCTTTTCAACCTTCTTCTCCTTCACCTTCTTCTCCTTCTTCTCAGAAGGAGAAAAGGAAATAGAAACTGAAAGCATAAAGAATAGAAAAACTAAAATTATTAGAAATTTAGATTCCGGTTCTTTTACTGCAAGCGCGGCGCATAAAGGGTTAAAAGCAATGACGCCCATAGTTAGGGCGCCTACAATACCAATTAAGTGTCGTAGTGAGTTCATAAATACTCCTTATGAAAAGTTTACTACTGAGACTTTCAGAACCATTCTGGTAGCCTCATATACTTATGCCATAAAGGAGGTACCTATTTGCGTGCTTATCCCCTACCCTAGCCATCTAAGGGATGTTTTACTATACTTGTAGTAAAGGAGATTACTATGAACGATTTACAAAGATATTATGCCGAGCTAGGTGTTATACAAGCTTGTAAGGAAGCAGGGCTTACTAAAGAAGCTAACTTTTTAAAGAACCTATTGAAAAAAATTATGCCTAGCGGCCCTAGGCAGATAGCTTTAAGGTCCGCACCTAAAGCCCCTATTTCTGCTTTAGCTAAATTAAATAAGCCTCTAGTTTCTATAGCGGATGCTGGATTGATATCTAGTGGAACTGCTGCGGGGGCTTACAAAGGCGGTAAAATCTTACCCAACCTTTTGCCCGAGCAATATGATAATGAGATAAGTCAGCAAATTATGAAGTATCTAGGAAATCTAAGCGGCGGAGCGTTAGGTTATAAAAAGGCTAGGAAACTTATAAAGAAGTGAGGTCCTAATGATTAGTTTAAATGTTTTAGCAAAAGCTGCTTCTAGCGTAGCCGAATATAAAGTATATGTAATTAGCGCCGCTGCTATTATAGCGCTGATTAGTTCTGTATGGGTTAGGTGCGATAACGAAAAAACAAATCGCTTACTAGGTACCTCTACTGGCGAGGTTATCCAAGCACAAGAAACTTTAGAGGCCATAGATTCTGCTGCAAAAAAAATTACAATACCTACTAAAAAAGAAGTAGTCGGCAAGAACAAACCAAAGAATGCTAAGGAGCAGGATAATGATTCGGCGACTTTTTAGTATACTAGTAATTGCTAGTCTTATAGCTATGCCTAAGGTAGAGGCTAACGTTTGTTTACCTGGAGAAGGTATGTGGATTTCTAGTGGCGGCACTCAAACTTGTAAGCCTTGCCCTAAGAAACATGACTACAAAGATGGGTTAGCATTAAAAATGCCTCTTAGTTGTATGGCTCCTATAACAGGAGCTTTACTAAGTGTTGGGGACTATAACTCTTTAAAAGATACTAGGGATTACGCAGCTAGCTTAGAGCATTTTAAAGATACCTTAGCCCCTAATTTAAAAAAACTTCAAGCAGGGTTGTCCTTAGCTAGGCTTGATTTGGAGAAGAGTATTATTAAACAGCAACTTCTTATTAACGAGCTAACCATAGTTAAGATTGAAAGAGAAGAGTATAGAACCTCTCATAGAGTCTACTTTTGGTTGTTGGTAGGTATGAGTGGTTTAGCAGTGGGTTTAGCGGGCGTACAAGCTTACCAAGTTTTAAGATAGCAGAATGGGATGATTACCAACTTATAGACTTCATCTTACTTTACGGGATAGCTTTTTAACTATGAAATCTAAAACTAAAAAAATATTAGCTGGAGCCGGAGCAGGTGCTTTAGCCGCGCCAGTAGCTAGTTTAGCTGCAGGACCTGCAGTAGTTAACTTAGCTGAATCCTTACCGGATTCTAGCCTTAAAGACTACTTTGGAGGATTAGCTGCAGAAATGTCTAGATCCGATCTAGAAGATTTTTTTACTAGGCCTTTTGGGCCCTTACCTGATAGGCTGAATAGAGTTTTAGAAGGCTACGCTGGAGATGCCTTGCAGAATAAGCACCTGTTTGGGGCTTTGAAAGCCTCGCAACCAGTAGATGCTCTGCTAGGTAATACGTCTATCCCGGCCTCTATGCTGTCGGCTGTGGCTGATGAAATGGCTCCTGCTAGTTTAACTAGGGATGCTATAGCGGCTAGCGTTAAGGATAGGCTTCTTAAAGGTACCGGTGCTTTAGCAAGCGGAGGTGCTGCGACAGGCAGTTTAGTAGGTGCTCTTCTTGCTAGAGGCGGTAAGCAAAAAGTGCCTTCTAGTTCAGTAGCTAAAGCTATTACTAAATCCCCTGTAGCAGATAGTTTGTTGTCTAAATATTTAAATAAAGCAACAAATACAGATACTTACAGAGCTTTATTCTCTAAGTTTATGTAAGCTAAAAAAACCGTCTCTCACCCGGTTTTCTTTTTAAGGGGTATTGCAGCAGCACTCCTCGAGAGAAACATCCTCTCGGCAGTTATCCGCATAGCCCATTAGAGTAACTTCTTCAGGGGTTACCTGGAAGAAGGCTACTCTTATAATCCACCGGGCTTTCCCCGGAGGAGCAATTTCAACTCCACCCACTTCATAGAAGGTGGCTTTTACTAGGCCACTGTAATTGTCCGGGATGTCTTGTATACAAGGATACCGGAACTCTTTTTTCTTCTTATGGAAGAACGAGAGCGATACCCCCGATGCTGGCACCTGTTTTAGCTCCAGAACCTGGTACACTAGCTCATTGTATATAAGTTTATTCATAGCTATACCTCACAATGAAAAATTAAGAACATCATATAGATAGAATTACCTAGATGATTTGGTTCAATTACTTATGCCAGAAAAGAGAGGTTATTTTGTGAGCTAAAAAAATGTAAATTTAATAGTACAACGAATAAGATTTAGTACTACCAAACAAGGTAAACCTTTGTATATCTTATTCCTTAGCAAGGTTATTAACTAAGGGATCCTTGAAACTTTTTAGTCAAACAGCACGAATTTGCTGTTATGACTTTTTACCAAATTATAATATTTGGTATTATTATCTAATTTAACTACCTTACAGTTTCCTGTAAGGAATGGCACTGCAGTTTTACCTGCAGTAATAGTATTGTTTTCAAACAAGAAGAACTTGCCCGCAAGGGAGTTCTTCTTAATTTTGAGATCTTCTCCGGTCGAAAGACCGTTGAAGAGAACAGTGTCTCCTGAGAAACAGGTAACGTGGTAGACACCACCGTCAAGTGCTTCTCCACCTCCATCACCACTACTACATAAAGCAGCAATGAGGGCGATAAAGAGGGCGAGGGAGAAGAGGCCGATGATTCGGAAGAATGGAGCGGCCTTACGGCTGATTGCGTCAACTTCCACCACAGGGGCTTCT